AAAGGGTCATGTCCATGACCTTCTTTTACTTCCCGATAATCGTCGGGTAGCAAGTTAGAAGCTACACGTAGTGCAGCCTCTGTTGTTGCTGGGTGAATGTATTTACTCATTTAATGCGTGCTGTAATTTATCTATGGTATCTTGCATCCAAGATTCCCAAGGATTACCTAAGGGTAGATTCATACCTTTATACATACGGTTCTTTTTTAACCATTGACTGTATATACGTACTTCTTGTTCGGTAAGGGTGAGGTTATACACGTTGATAAAATTTAGTATTGTAAGCTCCTTCCCATGTCAAGTTGTGAATAGTAGCTGGAGCTGGGTGTGTTGATTTAACTGTTAATAATACGTTTATATTTCTATCGTAAATAGGCACTTCTCGTAAAAGATTATCTTCTAATGCTGAAGCATTGTTAGCTACATATCTATCTGCACCTGTTAATTCATGTAACTCTGTATAGTTAACTCTACCTGTTCTTTGTAATGTAGTTTCGTATAAACCTATTGGACCAAATCCAAACTTAGCTCTGTGTAATACAAGGCTAGATCTAGTATCAGCTCTAAAGTTTTCTCCCTCTTTAGTTACGTAGTAAATAGTAGGTAAGTCAACTTGCATAGTAAACTGATAACCAATTAAAAATGTTTGGCTAGACCAGTTACCATCTATTTCTAAGTTACTACCATTAATAGTTATTAGTCCATATCTACCTAATTGGTCACCAGAATCAATATCATAAGCTGCTAATTGATTTGTGCTTTCTATACCAGTAGGTTTAGGAAATGTTGTTTTTTTAGTTGTAGCATTGTAAGTATTAGATCCTGTTGTTACTGACATTAAATGATCTAAATGTACTCTATTTTCTGCAATAGCAAAAGTGTTAGAATCCATTTTTATTGCATATTTAAGTAACTGATCTTTGTTGTTATTACGTACAACTACATATAAAAAATCATCTTGCATACAATGGTATTGAATTGTTCCAGTCAATGTCCACCTAAACCAAGAAGCTAACTTTCTTTCTCTAATACTGTCAAAGTATCTATATCCGTACAATGTAGATGTACCTTCTTCACTAAAAAATATAACTGAGTTTTCTCTAGAGTTAGATATAAGTTTTAAATCTTTTTCAAATAATCTAGCAACTACTGCGCTTTGTTCTATGACCTCTGGTTCACCTTCTCTTTGTACCTGTGCCATCTCAAAAAATCTTGAGAACTTACCAGCGTTATCTAAGAACCCGATAGTAGTACCAAGAGAGATAGGATTTGTAGCAAAGTTAAAGTTGTAAGTAGAAAGAGCATTGATCTTAGCGGTGGTTGGGCTGAACACGTCACTATCTGTAGTGAGCATGAATTGTTGATTTTTAGAAAATAGCAATAAACCTGTGTTTACTTGTATTCCATCAAATAAAATTGCTGGATATTCTGAACTAGCTGATATGTCTATGGGGTCACTAGCTATAAGTTGTATAGCTGACTTAGCAAAAAAGTTAGTAAAGTCTCCCGGACGGGACATAACTATATTTTCATCAGCAAGTATTGCAAATCTGTTTCTAAAAAACAACAGTTTACTAATATTTTTACCTATAAATGAAGGTTCAGGGTTAGTGACATCATCACCTACTATAGCATCATCCCACTGTGGAACTGAAGAAGTTACATTACCACTAGCTGTAGTAACTGTGTATGAAGATCCATCTAATTCAGTTAATCTAAAATTACCGTCAGCAGTTCTAATAAGAAGCACTGGCATTTTAGATCTTTTTAATCTAATTAATCTTCCCGGTTTAGCACACTCTTCCCATGTACCTTCACCATCTTTGTCATTATTACCGAAAAACTTAACGAAGTGATTATCTTCATCGGCAACACTATTAACAACCTCTACAACCATGCCATGCTTGCACTGAGAAGGGAGATCACCTACATCGTTAACTTTACTAGCAATAACGTTTAACAGCTCTCCTACGGGCGTAGAAGCGTTAAAGGCAGAGGTTCGTTTTATATGTAGTCCTGTACCAACAGTTGTTATATCACTGTCAGCTATATTACCATCTGCAACAATAGCTGCTCTAATATCACCAAGAATACTCTCAGCAGTAATAGTAGTTTCTGTGTCAAATGGTGTAGGTTGTGGTCTAACTAAAGCAAGGTTTGCTTGAGCTTTAGATGTACTAATAGTTTCTATTGTAACCTTATAGTAAGCATCTTTCATCCATACATAAAAGAAATCACCTTGTAACCAGCCTTCCCCACCATGTAGTAAATCGTGGGTAACTGTGTATCTTGCTTGATATGTAACGTTAGAACCTGAACCAAAAGGAACTGATTGACCTGTTGTTGCTATACGAAAGAACAAGTTTTTTCTACCAGTTTGATTTATTTCTGAAGAGTTTACGTTACCTGATGTTGTTGCTGAGTAGCTAGAAGTGTAAGTAAATGTAGTTGAACTAGGTACAGTTGCAATACTTTTAAATTCATCAGTGCCACTACCAGTCAGAATATCAAAATACATTTGAGTGCCTGCTGATAATCCATGTGGTGTGGCTGTAGTTACAGTCACGGTATTACCACTTTGAGAGTAAGTTCCTCCAAATGCTTTTTTATGAACACTAACATTATACTGATAATTAACATCAGACTTACTTCCGTTTGCAAGAGTACCACCCACGGCTGCTTCGTCAACTAACGTTTTATTACTGTCAACACTAAATATACGTGTACCTACATTAGGTGCAAATGAATCCCTACCGTCTCCAGCAGGCTCTCCACATCTAAATGCGTTAGCACCTCTATCAGCGTGTGCTTGCATTTTAAAATTAGAATCACAGTAGCTGTTACTTGAAGAAACTTGAGATACATTAATTCTTGTAGCTGTAGTAACTGTAGTAAAATGACTACTCTGAGTACCATCTTGGTCAAATAAATTTAATGAATACTGTTTTGCATAAGAAATCTTTTTCAACTCGACAAAAATTTCTTTGCCAAAATTTCCAAGAGGTTCTTGGGTAGTATCCATTTCTGTAGTAATGGACCTATTATTTATATAAGTAAAGTCGTTAAGAGTAAGTGTTTGTATATCTTCGTCATCTGTGTGTGTTAAATATGTGTTATTACCTATAGCATTTACTACAGTTTTTTCTGCTCCTGTTTGGCAGTCCCACATTCTAACAACACCATTTTTTGCTATCTGTCCTATGTATTGTTCGGTCTCGTCACGATAGTAATGAAACCATCTACCGTCTGCTGTAGAGTTATTTGTTCCATCAGATAAAGATGCCACAAACTTTCCAGCCGGTCTTTTTGTTAATCCTTGTGTAACGTCAGGTAAGGCGTTCACCATGTCTCTCACCTGACCGGGAATCTTTTGCTCGTCAGGTTGTTGTGAAATGCCAGCCGTTAACGCTGGAATAGTTTGTGTAATGTTTGCCATTATCTAATAAGTGCCTTGTAAGGTTGATAAGATCTGTAATTACTTTCATGTGGAAATCCAAAGAAAGTATGGTCTCCCTGTTCACAGTCATATTCTAGTGCAGTTGCTTTAGTTTGTGCTTCTTCTAATTGAAGTAACTTAACTAAATCACCATTAGCAACTAATTGTGTTGCAGCTCTTACTGATGCCCTAGCAATAATATATCTTTGTATAGCTGGAGGTACATCATCGAAAGCTAGTAAGTATGTTATATCAAAATAGTGATCTCCACTAAAAACAAATGTGTGGTTAACATTGTCATATAATTTTCCATCCTTTCTTACTACATCTTTAGTTCTATCTGACAAACCTTCGTGTACGTCATACCTAAGATAGTTAGTAGGAATTGTGTAGTGACCATTACTATCAGGAGATCTTAATACGTGGTCTTCTTTGTTAAAATGCCAGCCTTCGTTTTGCACATCTTTTGTAACTTCCATTAGAAGTCCATGAATCATTGCAATCTGTGGGTTGGCAAATGTGTTTGCTATTTCTTGTGCTGTGTTAGTCACGTCTGTAGTCACAGTTCCAAGTGTAGTTACAGGTGATTGACCAATGCTACCCAAGATAGAATTAACTGCGGATAGTTCGGTATCGGTTGCTATTTGAGTAGTCATAAATAAAAAAGGGGGACACGAAGTCCCCGTATAAAAATAAAATTAGTTAGCGTTAGCTGGGTATTGGTTACCGAATACAGCGTTACCTGTAGATCCAGTAGCAGCACCAGCGATAAGCTCAACGCAAGCAGCAGGGTTCAAGAAATCTGCCCCCATAGCTAGACGTCCGAGTATCACATCACCTTGGTATACCACGGACACATCTCCAGATGTTACCTGAACTTGTGGTCCGATAGCTTCTACAACTCCAGCAGCTTCCTTCTGGAAGATTAATCCGCAAGAGTTAGCGAAGTCAGTAGCATTACCGTAGTTTCCGTTAATACCAGTTACAGAAGCTCTAGCGTCTTCTGCTGTTTCACCTACAAAGTTACCTAAGTTACCGGGAGATGCTACTCCGGGGTTGGTTGCAGATGCAGTACCAAACTTAGTACCATACTGTCCAAAGAACGGAATGTTCATTGACTTGTAGATCTTGATACCAGCAATCTCTACTACGCCTTGTCCAGACTGTAAAGCTGTTCCTTGTGCGTCACGGTTGATTAGACCAGATGTGATTACACCAGAACTTACAGTATTGATGAGACTGTAGTATTGACGAGGGTTTAGAACGGCTACACGTCCGTCAGAGCTGACTCCTTTTTCGTCAAGAGCAGCAGCAGCATCATAGAAAGCATCTACTAATTTAGTAGCATCATAAGCATCTACTGCTGTACCTGTACCTACTCTGATCTGTGTACCGCCGGGCTCTGCAAAGCCAGACTTAGTGATTGGAGAAGCTTGTCTAGCACCTTTAGCGATAGCTCTAAAGATTAGTCTATCGTACTTTTGTGCAAGAGCATAACCGATCTTTTTGGAAATTTCTCCCCTCAATTCGTAATGCGCAAGTGTCTCATCGAGCTCATATACGAAAGCTGAACTGATTAATAGGTCGTCGCATGTTATGGTTTTTTCAGCTACTGGAGGTGCTCCGTCACTGTTACCCATGATGCTATTTCCCGGTGTATGGAACTCAGCTTTTGTGTGTCCAGTGTAGATGAACTGTAAAGATTTTCCATTCTTAAGAGTTCTCTTCATAACGAGATCTCTTGCGATTGCATTGTGCTGGAAGCCTT